TATCAGCCCCCGGAATTCGATAAGGTCACCGTCCTCGGTTTCCATCTGCAGGCAGAAGGTCGGCTCGGGCCCTTCCCGGTCGAGAGTGTAAACTCCTGCACCTTGGCTGCTCATGTGAGGCAGAAGCAGCGTCTCGACGATCTGAGCCGATAGCTCGAAGCTGGTTCGAACAGTCCAAGCTTCATGGATTGGTGAGCGTACGGAGGGCACTCGGAACGGGGTCGTCGAAGCTTCCCAGCTGATAACCTGCCGACCTGCAGCTGCAGCTGCCAGCCGGGGCTCGGCCACGTTACCGGCCGGGCTGCCAGATCCAGACGAGTCTTCCTCGAATAGCCTGACCTGATTGGCGAAAAGCTGCTCGATCATGGCTCGGCAGAGTAGCGGGCCACGACGTCGGCGTCGGTCCCTCCTGTGAATTCCAGCTCCAAGCGGGCTTTTTTGCTGGCTGCCAAGCTGGCCGGGGCGGCCGCGCCGAGGAAGACCCATCCGGACGGGAAGGTCAGCGTGTGCGGGCCCGTCCCGTCAGCCTCGAGCATGACAGTCACTTTCCCGCCGGCGGCCTGATTGGTCAGACTCAAAAACTCAAGGTCGCCAGTCAAATCACCGATCTGCTGGATCATCGCCCCTTCGCCGTCGATCGCCACGGTCGCCGCGTAGGCTACGCTGGCAAATCCCTCTCGCCATGCTGGCTTTGATTGTGAGGCGTCCCATAGCGCTGCAGAACCTTGACTGGTCGGGTCACTCGCGCTCCTGACAAATGCGCGCCAAAAGGCCTCGTATGAGTCATCCGAGGAAGAAAGCGCCGGCGTGAAAATGTCTTCAAGCCTGCTCCAATTGGTATTGATGATTGCGGCCGCGCCGAGCGTACCGTCTGGGTGCGTTTCGAGGTTCGTTAAAGTTAAGGTAGCCATTTTTTTTTAGGGTTGGTTGATCGTTAGCGCTGCCCCGGGGATCGAATTTCTGACCAGCGCCAAGTCGACGCTGGCAGGGTTTGTCCCGAAAGTCAATTCGACGACAAGCAGGCCGGCCGTCGTGCTGTCGGTTCCGTCGCTTGGGATCCATTCGCATCTCGTGACGGTCATCGATCCGGCGGCCTCGCTGCCAGATGCAAAGAGATTGTCGATCGTCACCTCGTCTCCATCGCTGCTCGTGATCCTGACAGAATGCCCGTCTAGGTCGTATTCCCGAATCTGAAGATCCGAATCGAGATCTGATTGGCTGTTGCTTCCGTATCGATGCAGCCTCGGCCGGCAGGAGATTTCCCAGTCGAGCGAAGCTCTTGTCGCCGAGTATGGTTCGGGCGCAAGCGGTTCTATCGAGCGCCCCCCGAATCCTCCGCTGTCCGGTCCTTCTATCGTCACAGGTGATCCGCTTGCATTCCTCGCGTAAGCGGTCGCCCGGATAGAGGTCGATTGATCGATCGGAAGATCGGCCGCTGCCCTGATTGAGCCCGCCTGATCGAATTCCGGGAAGACGTAAACGGTCGCGCCGGCCGTGTGCGCTTGCTGGCTGCTGCCGAGCTGCCCCCTCATGGCGACCTTCACCGAATAGACCCCGGGCGAATCTTCCTCGATCAGCCCGACGCGAAAGATCTCGCTGCCTATGATCATCAAGCCGTCAAGATTAGCGGTGAGCAACGTCAGGTCGCCGGCGTCACCCGCTACAGTATCGATATCGAGCAGCTCGGGCCCGTCGTTCGAGTTTATCAGCTCGATATCAAACTTTTGATAATCCTGCCGAATAACCTGCGGCCCGTCGGCTGCCAGATTGTCCGACAGCGTGGCCGTTACGGCAAAGCTCGCCGAGCTGAAGAGCCCGACGAATGAAGAGCCGCCCGTCACTCCATATTCCAGCTCATAGCTCTGTACGCTGCCGATTGACCGGTGAAGCGAGGTCAGTAGCTGGCGCTGGCCCTGCGAGATCCAGATCGGAGGCTCGAAGAAAAGGGCCGGCTCGAGGCTGCCAATATCGCGGCCGATCTCGTAGTCGATTTTTCCGAAGTTGTCGTCGTCGAGAGGAACGTCGATGTTCGTCGTGATTGTCGGCGGGTCGAAGACCGAGATCTCGCCGTCGCGGGCTGTCGCAAAGATGTCTTCCGAGAGCGTCAAAGTCAGCCGGTTTTCGCCCGTTTCGTCATCTTCGATATTGTCGACCCGCCAGAATGACGTGTGGACGGTCGGCCGCCAGCCGTCCCATACCAGTTCGATGAAGTCGCCCGGGTCAAGACCTGCGAAATTCCGGTTGACGACAATCTGCATCACTGCTGCCGGATAGGCCGAGACGCGTAGCAGCCGGTGTGCGAGGATCTCAGCCGAGCGTCTCGTTCCTATCATCTTGGCGTCGAGCCTCTTTGATCTGACCGTTCCCGTCTGCTCAGCGCTGGCCAGATCCATCACAGAGACGACCTCGTCGGCGAAGTTGTTTCGGCGATTCCTGAAGGTCAGTTTCAACTCGTTCGATCCGTAAACCATCGAGGGCCTGACGAATTCCGGAGCCTCGAGCATGTCCTCGCTTGTGATCCTCTTCCGCGTGATGTCATACGCCGTTTCCCGATCCCACAAAACCCGGCAGCGTAGCTGCTCCCGGTCCCACCAGAGAGCGAGGCCGAAGATCTCTTGCAGCTTGCCGACGAAGTCCGAGAGATTGCTCTGGCCGCCCAGAGCTATCGACACTCCGAGCCGTTGCTCGGCGTAGTAATTGGAAGCAGCCTTAAAGTCTTCTTCGTTCAGAATGTCCGCGCTCATGCCCTTACCCCATAACGTATTCGTCATCACCTCCCAAAGGACGGCGGCCGGGTTGGCGTCCTTGTATTCCGCATCGTCCTCGGTCTTGCTCGCTCTCGTGTAAAACCCAGCAATGTCGGCCCCTACCGAGTCTTTCGGCTTCGGCATTCTTCGCAGCGTGAAAAGGTAAGTTCTCGGCCCGGGCTGCTGGCCAAGTGCGAACCGCGGCCCAAATCGGGCGTAACAGACGTCCCGATGATTGAACGCGAGCCCTTCGGCGATGATCTCGCCCGTCTGGCTGCCGCTTCCCGGGTAGAGTGTGCAGCTGCCGCTGTCCTCTCGATCTCCTTCAAGATCGAAAGTCTGGCTGCCAGAAGTCAAATCGATCGGATCAAAGACCGTGAATCCCGTGACCTCGACCACTTGGCCGGCTTCGGTCGTGTCGACCCCTTCAAGCAGCGTGATTGATGAACCGTCGACCGCTACGGCCGACACGGTGAAGCGGCCGTCGTTTTCTGGCGTCGAGCAGCCGACAATCACTACTTCCATGCCGACGAGGATCTGTTTAAAGTCGTCGGCCGAGCCGGTGACCGTTCCTGCTCCGCTGTCGAAGTCGTAAGTTCCCGGAGCTTCGACCTTGCGCTCTTTCCATAAAACGTTTTCGTCGCCCGGGCTTCCCTGCACTTTGACCAGCTCGTCAACCTCACCCATACAGAGACCGACCTGCCAAGTCATGTAATACTTGTAACCGACCGTGACGTCCTTTGCTCCGATGCCAAGAAAGCCGCCCTGTTCCTGCTTGATCTTCTTCACGATGAAGGCGTCGCGATCATATCCGATATGATTGCCTGCCAGCCTTACAGTCCCGAAGACGACCGGTATCGCCGCGTTTTCGGTCGCTGTCACAGTTGGCGTGTCTTGAGGATCCGGCCCGTCGGGAGCGTCGGGCCCGAAGATCGCGCCCGCTATCGTAGCCCCCACGGCGAAGCCCCCCATGATGGCCAGCGCCGAGCCGCCACTGAAAAATACGGCAGCCGCTCCCAGCAGCCCCCCGACGATCGATTCGAATAAGCTCATTCTGCTCCGTGTATGGTTGGGTTCTTTGTGGGGATGTGAGGAAATCCACCAAAATTATTTTCATTGGAAAACTTATCTCGACAGTCCTCATACGTGTGTCGGCAGCCGGCATGCAGTTGCACGTTGTCGGCGACCTCGATATCCGGCAGCCATTGGTGAACCGTGACGATCGTGTTTCCTCCCACGACTTCAGAGTTGAAGATCGGCAGCCTCATTCCGGTCGGCGTATGAGTCAAAACCCCCTGCCTGAAGAATCCGCTCGGGTGCCCTCCGTCGCCCGAAACGGTCAATTGGCGGGTTGCAACGTCAAAGGCAAGGATTGAGTTAGCGTGCGCGTGTAGCGCCCTGTCGACTCCGCAGTCGTCAGCGTAGAGTTGGCGATTGCAGGTACGGCTGAATCGCCAGCGCGGCACGTCCTGA